CTCAATGCAGATACTCTTGAAGAGGCTGCCGAAAAACAAAAAATTAAAGCCGAAAGCCTCAGTACTTTGCGACCTCGTATTCTGATTAGGCTCTTGTCAAAATCTGAAATTGGTCACCCGGTCGTAGAACAGTTCTTTGCGATGACTGTGGGAGGCGGTGGTGAAAAATATTCGCCAAGAAGTGTCACAGTAGAAGAAGCAATCACATCAGGAGATCCTGAGTTTGCCGACCTTATAGATAAAAAGCCGTGGATGATGTACTTCTTCTCTACTGAAGGTAGTAGAACTTTTGACGCACTTAATCCAGAAGAAGGGGGTCTTAACTTTAGTCGCCAACAATCGCTCCGCAGTCGCATCGGTAATGGCGAAATACCCGGTGCTTTGGGACGAGCCTTTATGGATCCTGACGTTCTTTTGGAGTACCAACGATTAACTCCAGAGGAGCGAGAAACTATTCCTGACTTGGACTGGATGGGCGATCTGAATCAAAGCGTGCCATCCATGTTTAGGCTTAGACAAGAGGGCATTCTGCATGGCAGCATTCCGCGAACACTGGAGCGAATGGGTAATGCCGTTCTCGATTTTACAGGACAGACTTACGGGACGAAGACGTTGCTTACCGCAGTCCGTACTGGTGATGCTCGCCCAGACATGCTCTTGCTAGGTGACTTGATTCAAGCATCTCCAGAAGGTCGAGCCTATTTGAAGGCAATTTCTGAAGACCCGTTTTCAGTGAACGTGGACCTGTCCAAAGTAATGACTATGGAGGCTGCTGACAAATTCCTGTACGAGTTTACAGATGATCAACGCGAGACTCTTGGACGTAGGTTTGATTTCTTCTACGACCCCCGCTTTATCGCAATGCGAGAAGAACAAGAAAATGAGCAATCATTGAACGCGGTAGAAACAGAGGCACTGAGAGCAGCCAAAGAAATCACAGAGGACATGAATAAATGACCGCTGTTCAAACTGATCCGCAAACCATTACGGCTACTGACATTCCGTTTTCGGCTTTACCGGCAAAGCCCACACCAGAAGCCAGAACCAAACGCGATCTTCTTACCAAGTTTTACAATCCCAACAGGCCAGAAAATCAAGACTTGTCTTTCTTTGGCAAAGTGGGTCAGGCGTTTTCAAACGAAACAGTACTGGGTCAGGCTTTCCGAGATATGGGTGGCCCCAGTTACGAAAACGACCCCAACTTTTCAATTACAGATGAGTTGCTTCGGGAGTATGCCGAGGATCTGTCGGACTCTACGAAAGAGCGTTTGAAAGATCCGGGGTTCTTTGGCGGCAGTCCTGCTTCCAACTTTCTTGAATTTCTTGAAGAAGTCAATGATGCTCGAATTACAGAACGCCGTCGTGCCCAACTTTTTCAAGGCGGCACGCTAGATTTTGTTGGTGGACTGGGAGCCACAATTCTCGCCTCCTTGCCAGAGTTCATTGTTGCAACTGGTGCTGCTACTGCGGTTGGATCATTTGTCTCTACTCCTGTTGGTGGTGTTGCTGCGGGAGGGGCTACTGCAACAACACGCATTGGTCAAATTGGCAAAATTATTGACGTTGGTATCAAGAGTGCTAGGGGCCGCACTGTTGCCAAAACACTGCTTACTGCTGCGGCTGTAGATGTTCCTATGGAGTTGATTCGTTATCGAGTTGACCCCACCATCAGACCTATTGATTTGGCAATTGGTGTTACTGCTGCCGGTGCTTTGGGTGGCGGGATTGCTGCTCTCAAACCTCAGTGGTTTAGTGCGGAAATGCGTGCAGCCTTGCGTGAGTCCGCTACAGAGTTGGAAGAAGAAGCAGCAGCCACTGTCGCCTCTGCCGTCGCCGGAAAACCTTTAGGGGCTTCTTTAGGCGTAGAGGCACGGCAGCGAGCAAAGCGACTCCAAGCACTCCGTGACCTCCGAGTTGAAATCAAAAATGCATTCAACATGGTCGATGATTTGGCCCGAAGTGGTCGGATTGATGAACTCAATCAACTGGCAGATCAATTGGGTGTCAGCCTCAAACGAAGCAGAACAGCAGAGCAAGCACTCAAAGAAACCGAAGAACAAACGATTAGGCAAATCCGTAGCCTTAAAGGAAAGCAAGCACGAGCCAGACTAGAAAAAATGGCTTTGGATCTGGTTGAGTTTGGTAGATCACCTTTTGCTCGGCCTCGTGGAGTAGGCGATCCACAACGACGTTCTTTGTCAGAACTGAGAAGCATCGTTGAAAAAGCCGCCCTAAAGAAGTTGCGACAAAACCCTCCAGCCGCCGATTCTGTTCCTTTGACGGTAGCAGAGTTGAAGAAAGCAATCAAGCGGGCTGGTGGAGCAAGGCTTCGTGAAGAGTCAGGAGCCATTATTCGCAAGTCGGCATCCGAGGCTAACGCCAATCAGATTCGCAAACAAGTTGCACGAGATCTTTCTGGTGAATCGATCAGTACTCTCAAAGGTATTGCAGGGCGACTGGGAGTCTTTGATCGAGCGGGATTCAATGCCGTCAAAGCCAGAAAGAAAGCAGATTTAAGTAAAGCACAAGCAAACTACCTTAAATCCCAAATCATTGAAGCACAAGTCAAACGTCTTAAGGCTAAAGGTGCGGACTTTGATTTAGATATTGATGATGACATTTTAAACCCATTGATGCATCGACGATCAGGCTCAGACATTACTCCTGAAATGCAAGCACGAATTGATCGTCGGGCAAAAGAACGGGGCGTGTCCGCCACTGATGTTGGGCGTGCAGCAGGAGAAGCAATCTCTGAGGCAGGCGACAACTCAACAGATGACATCGTAAAAATGCTTACTCGGTTTGATGAAGAGGCTGCCGAGGGTGGAACACGCAACACGTTCAAGCGGATTATTGATGGTGAATGGGGAGAGGGAGCATGGTTGCCTATTAGATGGTGGCATGTTTTAACTACGCCTGTCGCCACACGACTCAAGAAAACAGGCAATGCTGCTTTGCAAACAGCCTCTCGACTGTTCATGGAAAGCACCGCAACGGGTGGCTACAACGCTGTTGTTAAGACTCGGCAACTGCAACAGGCTGCAATGATTCAACTGGCAGACGCTCAAAAAAGAGCAACAGAAGCAGCCCGTAAAGTTGGAGCCACGCTGGATGACAATGAAATTCTCAGCAAACTCCGCAGCGGTGCAGCAGCCTCTGAGATGGCGGACCATGAGCGTATCTATGTAGAGGGGCTTCGTGACTTCTTTGCCAATGCCAGACGCTATGGTCAAAAAGCAGGGGTCTTCCGAGACAGTTTGCCTGACTCTCCTTCCTACTTCCACCGTATTTGGCGACCTACGCAAATGGCTAAGTTCTTGGATGAGCGTGGACAAGCAAGCGAAGAAATTGTCACGTTCTTCAAAGAGGCCATTGAAGCAAGCGGTGACCCTGCAATGCTTCGCGTCATCACCAAGGGAGATGGCAGCAAAACTACTGCGGCTGAAGCAGCGGCTCGTCGGATTGTCTCGTTTATGACAGACAAAGAATCTCATGGCAACTTCAAAGCCACGCTACGTTGGACAGCCTCTAACAAAAGCATGTTGATTAAGGAGTTGGGAGAAGAAAATACTGCTCTTGTCGATGACATCATTAATCTTGCAACTGACGGCATGCATGATCCAGTGATTGCTGCGGGCCGTCCTCGTATCCGTATTGATGAAAACTTTACTGCTGAAATCAACGGTCAACAAGTTCGAGTGTCTGATTTCATTAACAACAACATCCAAGAAGTTGCCAGCATTTACACACAACGACTGTTCGGTGCAGGGGAACTTCGTAAGTCATTCAAAGCCTTTGTTCGGATACACCCCGAGTTGTTTGGCACAACAGCAGAAAAAGCAGCCAGAGAAAACTTTGTGCCTTCAATGGATGAAATGATGAGCGTGCTTCAGCGACAGGCTCGTGGCACGGATGTTGAGGACATCACAGAAGAAGTCATGGGCTTGACATTCCGGTCTATTACGGGTCTTCCTCTTTGGTCGAACTCGGGCCAAAAGCAAATGAGGAACTACATTCGTTTGCAAGCAATGGGTCAATCAACACTTGGTATGTACTTGGGTCTAGCCCAGTTGCCCGAAATCGCAAACATTGTTTCTCGGTCTAGCATGCGAGCAGCATTGCAGTCATTCGATCTTCAAACAATGACCAATGCTTTGCTGATCGGTGTCAAGAAGAACGACAACATTGATCCAATTCTAAATCAACTGGGTATGCATGTTGGTGTCGGGTTTGATTACAACATTGGCGAGCATGTTCTGCGAAGGTTGGATGACATGGGCATTGATGGAACAGTCAGAGGACAAACAATGACTGACCGCTTCCTTGATGCCGGTCGTAATTTTTCGATGTTGAATCCTCTTGGCATTATTCCAATGGACACCTTCCTGCGTCGATGGGCAACCAAGTCCAACATGCAATGGTTTGTGGACTCTGCCTACAAAATGAACAAGACAGGAAAGGTGGACTTCAACGCAGGGTTCTGGAGAAACAGTAAACAAAGATTCCGAGAACTTGGCCTAGACGAAGAAATGGTCGAGCGGATCAACAAGGAACTACTGCGTCCTGAAGTGGTTCAAACGAAAAAGGGTGTGTTTGGTAGTCACAAGATGATCGACCTCAACTTTGAGGCCATCAACGATCAAGGTGCATATGACGCTTTGATTCTTGCTATGCGTCAATTGGCGGACAACCAAGTGCAGCGACAAACTGTCGGTAACTTGCCGTACTGGATGCAAATGAATCCGTTGTTCAAGGTGTTAAGCCAGTTCCGTGTGTTCTCGTTTGCTTCTAAAGGTAAGCAACTTGCAGCCGGTGTAGCCCGTGGTGATGCGTCAGAAGTCATCAATATGGTCGCCTCGGCAGGTCTGGGCTACCTTTCCTATGTTGGATTGACTTATGCTCGAAGACCATCCATTGATCCACAAGAACGTGAAGCGTGGACCGCAGAGCGACTAAACATGGAAAATGCTTTGAAATCCGCAGTTGTTCGCTCTAGTTATTCCAACATCCTCCCTCAGATTATTGATGTAGCCGCAATGACTTTAGGTCGAAGCGGAGATCCATTCTTCAACAAGTACACCCGTACTTCTGACACTTATGGTCTTGACCCAATCCGTGGTTCTGTGGCTTATGGTGTTGGACGAAACCTTGCTCAATCTGCAAGAGGTTCGATACAAAACATCATTGACCCAGATAACCCGTGGTCAAAAGAAGACATTCGTAATATTCAGCGAGCCATGTGGTTTGCAAAAATTCCAATGATTGATCAAGCAATCAATGAGTTGATCAGTCAGTCAGACCTCCCAGCAACGGATCGGAGATACTAATGGCACTTTCGTTTGTAGAAGTAAATCCTACCAGCGGTGGGCAAACAGTTTACAGCAACATTAACCTTCAGTTTGTTAGCACTGAAGACATCTTTGTGACCATCAAAAAAGCAGATGGCACAGTAATTACCCTGCTTTCAACTCAATACGAAGTTACTACCTCACCAACGCTTACAGTCACGATTACTGATTCAGCGGTAAGTAGTGCTATTGCGGTCAATGACACAATCCGTGTTTTCCGAGACACAAATGTATCTTCACCTGCTCGAATCTTTTCAAACGGATCGGTCCTCAAAGCATCTGACCTCAACGCAAATCACAATCAGATTCTGTTTGCCCAGCAAGAAAACGATGAACTGGGTATTGGCGATGCGTTGCAGAAAGATGCTTCAGGTGCATTCTGGGATGCGACTAACCTAAACATCCGAAATGTAGCGGACGCGGTTGACGCAAAAGACGCTGTGACTCTGGGCCAAATCAATGCTGCGTTGGCTTCAGCAGGCAGTGTCCCATCGGTTCCGCAATCCTACAGCACTGCTTCTGCCACACTGTTGAATCCGGCAATTAGCGGCAGTGACACAACTTTTGATATGACCCCACCGCCAACCTCTGAGTTTGAGCAGACGTTCATTGTTGAAATTGATGGTGTCATTCAACGACCCAATGATGACTACACGATTACTACAGGAACTACGGTGGGAACACTGAGAATCCTTGGTGCTGATGTTAGAACCCAAAGCATTGTGGTCACCAACTTTGGCTTGTCTCGTCAGGTCTTTGACTTTCCAACGACTGGTCAGGCTGTTACTTCTACCACCACCCCTCTTACGCTTCAGGGACACGCTTCGCAGTCCGCCTGCATTTTCATTGTTGAGCAGAGTGACGGCGATGACATCTTTTGTGTAAACAATGATCATGTCATTGTAAACGGCTACGGAACTACTACACCTTTCACTGTAAAGCAGAATACAGACGGTGTGGCTACAATTGCAAGATTCCAAAACGCTGCTGGACAAACTGTACACCACTTTAAAGATCCCACAGAATCAAGTGGGGGTTTTGCATCATTTTACGAAATCACTGATCACAACACTGTGAATGCAGGCAAGGATCATATGTTGATTCTGCGTCGAACTGCGGTAAACGATGCCAACAACAGCGAGCGTGGTGCGTTCTTTATTTGTAAAGGCAACGATGGTGTAGGTGCCCCGTCTGGCGGTCAAGGCAGAGATGTCTTCAAAATTACACAAAACGGAAGAGTAGAAGTTACAGCAACTGATGACACCATTGCTGGTCAAAAAGATAATGCAGCAGCACTGTTATTGCGATATCACCACACCACATTAAATGATCCGGCCAATTACATCTCTTGTCTGGCATCAAACGGTAAAGAAAGATTTGCAGTTGGGTATGGAAATACTACTGATCCCGCACAACGCGACAGTCTTGCTTTTAACTTGGGTACAGGCCAAGATGCTACAACCACTACAGTAACTATTGGAAATCGTGATCCAGACGGAGACAACTTGCACCAACTTAGGTGTTTTGCCGTACCAAGCACAGATAATGTGAGTGGGACTATTGCACACACTGTTCCGTACTTCCGATTTATTCTTCAAGGTAACAAAGCAAGCAACAATCGTCGGGGCATGTGCGAACTTAATTCAATGGCCCAAAATTCTGGTGAGGCTTTGTTGGTGCGAACTGTGGCGAATACTTCAGCCGACAGCAAACTGATTGAGTTGAACTACGACGGCAACATTCTGATTCAAGATGTCGTTAAAGGCAGGACGAAAGTAGATGCAAGTGTTCTTCGTCGAGACGAAATTAGAGAGGACTCTCCGCAGTACGCCAACATTGCTGTGGCTTATGCCAATCCGATTACGCGGGCTGAAGGCAGTCCTTTTGGCAGCCTCAACGTGCCAGTTACATTTCAAGAGTTGAACACATCAGGATATCTTTCAACTAGCGTTGTACAAGCCGAAACCAATACGGAAGTAAGAATTCAAACTGCCGGTACTTACTTAGTTGAAGTTGGGTGTTCGGTGTCTACTCGAACATCGATCCAGTCTCACACGCATACTGTGATTATAAAACTGCAAGAAGCAAATGGCACTGGCAGTTTCGCAGAGATTGCTAGGGTTGAAGGCTTGGCTCCCGCGACAACATTTACCAATAATGCAACACTTTCCTACAAACGCATTGTCACCATAACTGAATTGCGGAAGTACAAAATTTTAGTCGATTCGCAGTCTACTGGGCTTGCGTCGGCGGGTGATTTTCAAGGTGCATTTATTTCTATTCAACGGTTGAGTAACTAAGGAGCATCCAATGGTTACCAAAATTCCACACACAATGACTACTGGTGTTGTCGGTACGACAGACCTATGTAGTCGAACCCCATCGGGCAAGGCGGGAGGAAACGCTGGCAAGGTTGTTCAGTTGGACGATAATGGTGAAGTTCCGCCTGCTTTGCTTAGTCCTTGTATTGACCAACATCGGATTACTGTTGATCAAGCAATTACTACCTCTGCTGCCGACATTGACTCAACATGGGAGCGTGTTGATACAACTGGTCAGGGCACTACTGCTTTGCAGGTATCTCAGACATCCGGCAAGTTCTTGTTTCCTGTTACCGGAATCTACCTTGTGACTCTCCATTGTCAGATTGCACGCACTGCCAGCAACATTGATTTGATCACAGCCAAGATTATTCACTCAACAAATGCATTCGTTGATGACTCCACAAACACAACTTTGGCACAGACGATTCTTGGTGTAACAGGATCACTCCCCAAGGAAGTTGCGGCTTTATCTACGGTGGTCAATGTCACAAGCATCCTTAATCAGCGAGTCAAGTTTACGATTCAGGCTGACGCTACTGGCTCAGAACTGGATGGCGATTCGGCTTTCAACAGCACCTATGCGACATTCTTAAGGATTGCGGGGACATAATGGAAACCGATAATCAAATACTGTTAGCCTTGGGCCGACTGGAGGGCAAAGTTGATTCACTCGTCGCCCGACAAAAGGTTATCGATGCTGAACTGGATAAGCACGAATCTAGGCTCCGCAGTCTTGAGCAGGGCAAATCATGGATGCTTGGAGCGGCTGCGGCTGTTGGGGCACTTGTATCGTTTATCGTTAAAGGATTTTCAAATGGATGAACAAACCGCAAAAAGACTGCATGACGCACTCGCCAATGAACTGCTCCGTAGGGTAGAGTCTGGAGAAGCAGGAGCCTCTGATTTGAGCGTAGCCCGACAGTTCCTCAAAGACAATGGCATTGATGCCACCCCACAGCAAAGCGAACCGCTGGCTGACTTGGCTAAGTCCCTTCCATTCCAAATACCGCAAACAGGATCTTGATATGTGTATTCCAGCATTTTTGTATCCACAAGCACGGGTGTCTGAAGAAACAGCCTCAATGCCTATTCCTGACAATGCCAAGGGTTTTCCTGTTGTTGAAGACGCATTTATTAAGCAGGCTCGTCTGCGATTGATGATCGGCATGATGAATCAAAGATTTGGAGATCAATACAGCAACGAAAGAAACCTGTTCAATCGCCCTCCTCCAAGCAATAATCCGCGTCTTACCAATGCTGCTTCACAGCAATTTCAACTTAGTGAACAACAAGTACAGGACTCTGGCAGTCAATTCGGTAATCCCGGCACGGGCAACCCATGAATGAACTTGCCGACTTCCGTAACTTCCTTTACTTGGCTTGGGACCATTTGGGGCTTCCTGCTCCTACTCGCATTCAATACGATATTGCCGAGTATCTTCAGAATGGGCCTAAGCGTCGAGTCATTGAGGCTTTTCGTGGGGTTGGCAAATCTTGGATTACGTCTGCTTATGTATGCCATCAGTTGCTTCTGAACCCCAACAGCAACATCTTGGTGGTGTCAGCGTCAAAGCAACGGTCGGATGACTTCTCCACCTTTACTCTCCGCATGATCAATGAGATGCCCATACTGAGTCACCTGAAGCCTACAGAGGATCAGCGGAACTCCAAGGTGGCATTTGACGTTGGGCCAGCCAAAGCCTCACACGCTCCGTCCGTGGTGTCCAAGGGAATCACCAGTCAAATCACCGGATCGCGGGCTGACCTGATCGTGGCTGATGATGTTGAATCTCTGAACAACAGTGCAACCCAGACCATGCGGGACAAACTGACAGAGACGATGAAAGAGTTCGATGCGGTTCTGAAGCCGGGAGGCCACATTGTGGTGCTGGGCACGCCTCAGACAGAATCCAGTATTTACACCTACATGCCGGAGCGTGGCTTTGAGGTTCGTATTTGGCCCGCAAGATATCCATCTAGCAGCCAACGAAAAGGATATGGAGATAAACTGGCTCCTGCCCTTATTACTGAACTGGATACTGATCCAGATATTACAGGCAAACCCACAGACCCCGACCGCTTTGACCACGAGGATCTGCTGGAGCGGGAAGCCTCCTACGGACGCACCGGATTCAACCTCCAGTTTATGCTGGACTCCAGCCTGTCTGATCAGGGCCGCTACCCCCTCAAACTCAGCGATCTGATCGTCATGTCCGTAAACACCTCACAGGGGCCGGAGAAGCCTGTCTGGGGGGCTTCAAAGGAAAATGTGGTCGAAGACCTGCCCAACGTCGGATTGCCGGGAGATCGCTTCTACGGGCCTATTACGGTGATCGACGGAGCATGGGCTGACTACACCGGCTCAGTCATGGCTATTGACCCGTCTGGACGGGGTGCTGACGAGACTGCATATGCCGTGGTCAAGATGCTAAATGGCTACCTGTTTGTCACAGAGGCGGGGGGTCTGCCGGGGGGATACTCAGAGGAGACTCTGGAAGCCCTGTGCAAGATTGCCAAGAAGGAGAAGGTCAACACCCTGCGTATCGAAGCCAACTTTGGTGACGGTATGTTTACCCAGTTGCTCAAGCCTGTGCTGAAGAAGATTTACCCCTGCTCGATTGAGGAGGTCAAGCACACCACTCAGAAAGAGAAGCGGATTATTGACACGCTGGAGCCTGTGATGACCAGTCACAAGTTGGTGATCAATCGCAGCGTGATTCAGCAGGACTACGAAAGCACCCGCTCGATGCCCCCTGAGAAGGCTCTCCGTTATCAGTTGATGTACCAGATGAGCCGGATCACCAAGTATCGCGGATCGCTGGCCCATGATGACCGGTTGGATGTGCTGGCGATGGCTGTGTCGTACTGGACAGAACAGATGGCTCAGGACGCAGAGCAGGCGATGAAGGACCGCAAAGCCCGAGCATTGCAGGACGATCTGGACAAGTTCATGGAGTCTGCTGTTGGTCGTAAGCCCAAAGAGAAAACATGGATGTAATAGGGTCACCTATATGGATCGAAAGGTCTGGGGTCGAAGGGACTCAGGTGAAGCACCAAGTCCGACTCTCCTTACTCCTATGGGGGGTAAGGGGGGTCTTCAGGGATCTAGGTGAATTAAAGACCTACTTCCTACTTGTCCTCTTCTCTGTTTATGAGTTAATCCCCTGACGCAAAGGAACACCCGATGCCCCGTAAAGAGCCACGCAACTACCGCAAAGAGTACGACGAGTACCACGG